GATAAACTAACTGTTACAGAAGTTAAAAATCCGTCAACTGGTAAGGTAAGAACAATTAAAAAATGATTGCTGCTGCGGTTTTTACACAAAGTATGCCTAAAATAAAAAAGAAGGCGACTAGAAAGCCGCCTTCTGTTAAAAGAAAAAAGACTAAGAAAAAGGGAGCCTAGTGCTCCCTTTTATTTTATACAGCCATTGGTGCTTTTATGCTAGGCATAGGATCGTAGTTTATAAGTATAAAGTCAGAAACCTTACAGCGCATTAGGGTTTCTATGTCGCAAAACACAGGCAAAATAATATTTGGCAATTCTCTAGGCTGTCTTGCTATTTGTTCCTCGACTTGTGCTATATGATTTTCGTATATGTGTAAGTCGCCTATAGTATGAATAAGTTCTCCTACGTCTAAACCACATATTTTAGCCAGTATATGCGTTAGTAGTGCATAGCTAGAAATATTAAATGGAATCCCTAAAAAAGCGTCTCCACTTCTTTGGTATAGCTGACAAGATAGTTTATTGTTATAAACCCTAAACTGCGCTAAAACGTGACACGGAGGTAACGCCATATACTCTAGCTGATTAGGATTCCAGGCAGTTAATATTAATCTCCTGCTATCCGGGTTACGCTTTATTTCTTGTATTAGCCATGATATCTGGTCTGTGCCTAGTAAGTTACCCGGCAAACTACCGTTTGCTTTATTAAAGTTTCTCCACTGGTATCCATAAACAGGTCCTAGCCCTTTTTTAAACTCAGTATTTATGTAGCCTAGATCAGCTCCTTGTTTGTTAGCGTTAGCTGTCCATATTGTAGCCTTATCGGTTATTTCAGTTACGTCTTTATCAAAAGTTATTTCAGCTAACCGACGTTCGTCGGTGCTTCCTTCTAGAAACCATAATAGCTCCCCTACTACAGCTCTCCAAGCTAAGCGTTTTGTAGTAACTGCTGGAAATCCTTGCTGCAAATCAAAGCGCATTTGATAGCCAAATACGCTCCGAGTCCCTACTCCTGTTCTATCGCTTACCTTTTCTCCATGCTCTAATACATAGGCTAGAGCATCAAGATACTGCTTCATTTTTATACCTTTCTATTATTAATCCGTTACTTTTTAAGTCAGTCCCTGCTAACGTAAATCCTGATAGGTTTACAAAAGTGTCACACTTATAATCACCTTTTATACGACTTACCCAGATTTCTTTGCATAGATGCTTTGTGTTGTTAATAAGCTTAGCTCCGCCTATAATCCACACATCTTCTGCAAAACTGCTTAGTATAACTTTTATATTATCTTCTCTTCTTATTATAAGGTTAGGTCCTGCCGGTATATAAGAATTAGACACTACTACATTATACCTGTTAGGCAGTGGTTTAGGCATTTTTGGGTCTTCCCAAGTATGCCTACCCATTACTACTACTGAGTTGTTAGTACAGTTTTTAAACCATTTTAAATCGGCACTGTTATGGGGCCACGGTAGTGTTCCGTTTTTGCCTATACCGTTATTAGTATCAGCTGCTATTATAGCTCTTATCATTTTTTCTCCAGAAAAATCTTCACAAAATTTGAACTTTGTAAGAGAATTTTACTTATTTTATCATAATTTTACTATAGTTGTTCCCTATTAAAAAACGTATTTTTTAATATGGCGAATCTCAAGGCTGTAGTGATAGCTTGATTTTTTTATTCTTATATTATTTATAACTATACCGCTTATAGCATAAATGACGCGCCATTACAGCGCGTCATTTTTAAAGTGTTTCTAAGAAGTCAAGATTTTCTGCATCATCCTTGCCTGCTAATATAGCTTCGGTATTGTACCGTTTAAGGTTGATGAGTTTTTCGTTTTTTACTAGAGTATCCGTTCCTGCATTGAGGTTTTGAATATATTTAGCTCGACCGCCTATAGGCATAGCTTTTAGTAGTACATCTAATGTTTTATACTGCTTAGCTAGTGCTTGTGCTCGCTTAGGGCCGATACCTTCAATGCCGATGATGTTATCTCCTGTATCGCCTTCGATAATACGTGATAGCATAAACTCGCTAGGTGTTAGTTGTAGATTCTCAAATAAGCTATCTTTGGTAATTTCTTTCCTAGAAAATACATTAAAAATAGATACGTTATCATCAACAAGTTGGATAAGATCTTTGTCTGAAGATACAATCCATACATGATCAAACTCAGACTTGTATTTCTCTACAAGGTAGCAAATAGTGTCATCTGCTTCTACACCTCGTAGTTTTACTACGTCTTTCCCGATAATCTCAGGTAGAACATTTAGAACAGAAAAGAATTCGTCTTTCTTCTCTTGTTCTTCTACGCTGAGTTCTTCTTTGCGATTACCTTTATAGTCATCAAACATTTCCATACGGTAGTATGATTTACCATAATCAAAACAGGTAAAAGTCCTACAAGCATCATAAGACTTAGCTAAAGACCTAACAGTCCTAACAAAATCGTCGCCGTAAGAGTTATAATTAGCACGCCGGATATAGCGATAGCTTAAGTTATTGCCGTCTACCAGTAGTAGGTTTTTCCTATCTTTTGCAGATTCTACTTCTAGGTCTGCTAAGTCATTCCACGATACTGTCATTTAATATTCCTTTTTATTTGTATTTCATAATAACAAATAAAAAACTACTTAGCAAGAGAAGTTTGACTTTTTACTGCTGTCAGCCAGTCAGATAGTAAAGATATTTTGAAGCTATAACCAAATGAATTTACTTGTATATAATCATCAATTTGTATATCATCGTCATAAGCTACAAAATCTTTTGAGCGATTCCATCTAAATATAAGTAAAGGCTTTTTCTTCATAACTTCTGCCTCTCTTATAGTCTGTTCCCAAAAGCGTATAATATCTGTTGATTTTGCTGTTAGTAGGTTGTTCCACTCTAACTCTTTATAGTGCTTGGCCTCAATACACCACGGCCAAGCAGCCGTATCGTGAGGCGTCCATATATCTCCTTTTAAATAAGATATAGCACCACTTAGTGGCACCCGCTCAAACTGTATTGTAGAAAACTCTTTATTAAGAATACCTACTATTTTAGCCTCATAAGCGCTACCTTTTATTTTACTTTTATTTACCATTACGTTATTCCTAATTCTAGTTTAGCTAGTATATAAGAACGTATTATATCACTCCTAACTATATCGTCAGTATCAAACTCTATATCTGCTGTTTCCTGCATACTCTTAAAAACTTTCATAAACTGAAGAACTCCGTTCTTATCGTTAGTTTTTTGCAGATCAGATTGTAAATAATCACCGCAGAATATTATACGAGTATTGTGCCCTACACGAGTAAACACAGAATCTAGTTCGTGGAATGTCAAGTTTTGTAATTCGTCAACTATTACTATAGAGTTATTTATTGTAATACCTCTTACATAGGAAGTGCTAGTAAACTTTATAGTGCCTTGTGATTTTAGAGAATCATATGCATTACGAACAGAAAAAAGCTCCCCACATATCTGCCTGTAGGGAGCTTCATAGATAGATACTTTTTCTTCTTCGGTACCTGGAAGAAAACCCATATCCCTAGTTGGTACAGTAGAACGAATTATAAATATATCATTATAATCATTTGATGGGTCTAATACTTGTTCAAGTGCTAGATACAGACTAATAAAACTTTTACCTGTTCCAGCTACTCCGTGTAACAGTAGTTCTTTACCGTTACGAAACTCTCTAAATGTTTTTTCTTGGTTAGTTGTTTTAGGAGATACAGTATCTAGATCATCAATCCTTACTGCCTTTAAGCCTGTATTGTTATTTTTATTCTTTTTAGAAGCCATATAAAACCTTTCTTATTTAGAGTTAAAATACTCTATAAGGTCATTATAGCCTCCTACGTAAACATTATCAATAAAAATTTGTGGAACAGTTCGTGCATTAGGTAATATTTCTAGTAAATCTTGTTTGGAGTACTTTTCTCCTATCACACGTTCTTCATACCCTATTCCTCTTTCTGATAAAAAGTTTTTTGCGTCTACACAAAAAGGGCAGTTTAGTTTACTCCATACTACAGCTTTCATACGCCTGTAGACCCAAACCCTGCTGAACTTCGTTCAGTATCTTCTAGGCTATCAACTTCAACTATGTCTGTAATTTTGATAGTTTCACAAATAAGTTGTGCTATTCTGTCACCTGCATTAATATCTACTATCTGACTAGAGTTATTCATTAAGATGACTTTTATCTCTCCTGTATAGTCTCTATCTACTACACCAGCAAATACGTCAATACCTTTTTTAGCGGCTAAACCAGATCTTGGAGCGATCCTAATATAGCAATTTTCCGGAGCCTGAGCCGAAATACCAGTACTAACCATACGAAATTCACGAGGCGGTATTTTTATAGTTTCTATAGAACTTATATCAGCACCGGCAGCTTCAATACTACCTCTGCTAGGTAGAATAGCATCATCTCTTAGTTTTTTAACTTTCATATTTTCTCTTTTCGCAGTTTTTTAATATGTCAATCTTTTGCTCATTGCTAGAAGCAAGCCACATTCTTATTTCGTCTTGGCTTCTAAAGCAGCCTATGCAGACTCCGTTTTGGAGTCTGCATAGTTTTATACACGGTGATTCAATCAAATCTCACAGCCTGAGGAATCGCAGAACTTATTAGCCTCAGCATTCTCACCTTCTGCAGTTAGTGCAGAGAAGTCAAGAGGGCTAAGCGTTGCCATATACTGCTCTATTTCTTCACGAGGTGCTGGGGTATAAGGCGCTTGAGCATAGCCATGATCACTAATAGGAAGAAGAGATACTCCTTTTAGTTTTCTATCAAAGCAGCTTAGTGCACGAGCAATTTGAGATTTTTCATGCTCACTGAAAGTGATAGTGATAGATACTTGGTTATCTGCCCAGTATTCTTGCAAGTCAACAGCATTAGCAAATTGTTCCCATATAGAAATGTTTGTTTTACTGATAGTTCCTGGCTCGTGTAGTATAGGGAAATATATTACAGAGGTTTTAAGAGGGTCAGTAATAGCTGGTTCTACTCTATAACCTGCCTTTTCTAGAATAGGAATAAGTTCTGACGTATTCGCTACTCTTACAAGTCTATAGTAACTCTCTGCTTCTGCATAGTGTATGCCTGGAAGTGCGCCTGCAACTAGAGATACTGTTCCGCTAGGTTTTATACTAGTACGTTTAATAGATAACGGAACGCCAAGCCATTCTGAGTACTTTTGATCTAAATAGTCTACGTAGTTATATGCTCGATCACAGAACTCATCTAAGTAACGCTTACGACCAAAACGCTGTATAGCTTCTTGAATACCGCTTTGGGATGTTCCAATACGTCTATTACGTTTAATAACATCATTAGTTTCTCTCCAGTGAGTAGGAACAAGAGTTACTGTCTTAGCGTATAGATAAGCAAACTTTAATGTGCGTTGAAAATCCCAATAATCTTCATGATTAGACGGGAAGCTTTCTACCAAGCAGCAAAGCTCATAAGGCTCTAAAGACTGCTCTAGGCATGGATTACCGCCACGAACTCTATAATCTTTATGGTCTGCAGGGTCTTTCATACGGCTAAACGCTTGCATATTATCAAGCCAAGCTAGACCCGGTTCACCGTTTACTGCAATAGACTCAGCTACCTCAGTATAATCCATACCTACTTTTGCAAGTATAGAGTTGTTAGATGCCCAGCGCCAGCCTCCGAACTTATAGGCCCAAGGGTACTCAGAGTATTTACGGGCTATAATAGCGGTATTTTCAAATCTATTATAACTATTATAATCGTCTTCATTAATCTCTTTTAGTTCTAGAGGAGCTGCACCGCCTGTTTCCACTGGGAACTTCTGCCAATTTTTCATATTAGCAAAATCTAGATCATCTGGTTCTGCAAAAGCAATTTCAGCTGTTCTTCTTACATTACCGGCAACAACAATTTTACCAATAATGTTCATTATATCTGTAATATCTACAGAGGTTAGTAGAGGATTAGAGGCTTTAGCTCTGCTTTCAAGTATATCTTTAATACCGTTGAAACCTTGCACTAGCGGTTCTGGCCCAGACGCTACACCACCAAAACCTCTTATAGGCTCTCCATATTCTCTTACTAAAGATGTATCAGGTAGTACAGGATTAGATCCTTCTTCTAAATAAGAATCTATTAGACAAGATATAAGTTCTACCCAACCTTCACGAGAATCTTCAACAGTTATTACTTCTGGATCACCTTCTGGTATATAAGAGGCTATTTTACCAGCGCCTTTAGTATCAAACCCGACACCTACGCCTACCATACTCATATCCAT